TTGTGGACGGCGGCTGGCCCCGGCGCTTCAACTCTTCAAGCTGAGTGCTTGTCCAATGCGAGGCGTGATAATACAGCCTGCCTTGGCGCTGCTCGCGCTGCTCAGCCGCCTTCGACTCGCGAAAACTTTCAAAATCCTCGCGCAATTCCTCTTGATCGCGATAGGCGGGTTTTCTCTGCGCTGTCGCCATCAAATCACGCCCATATCCCCATGAGATTTACGGTCAGCGCGGCGGTATTCGTCTGGCTTTTTCGACGCATCCGGCCCAGGAGCGCGCGCCCCGCCGACCATCTTGTCCAGCAATTGCCCAACGAGCCCGAGCGCGTCTACTTGGTCGTCATGAACGCCGGCAGGAAAGCGCAATAATTCAGACACGAATTCTGATCGCCATGTCGCGTTAGCTGCGACCCGCAAGCCGCGCAGCGCCATGCGACCGCGTATTGACTGCGCTCTGACGGCTTTGTCGCCTCGCGTTGGGAATTGCTCTCTGGCGCAGAATGCGCGACGCTCGCGGGCTCTCCGCTCAAGGAAAGGCCCAACGCCTGATTTGATCTGCCCATGCTCTTCAGCCCAACCGATCGGACGCCATTTCAGAACGAGATCACACCACGCCTCGACCCATTCGTCAGACGCGGCCTGCTTGCGCCAGATATCGAGCAGATACATGTTCTCGTCTGGGTCGAGCCCGACGACCGCATGAACCGTGTAATCGCCGCCGTCGCTCGTGACCGCGTAATCCGACCCGCCATAAACCCGCATTTCAGCGAGCGGCGGGAGTGATTGAACCGGGACGATCCACTCGGATTTGAAATAGTCGCCCTCTTCTGGAGAAGGCTCTTGCTGGTAGAGCGCGGACCACACGCGGGCATCGCGCTTGGCGTCGCCGCGCATGTCGTCATTGAACCATTCCGGCCACAGCGGCTCGCCAAGCGATCGCCCGAGCGGGTCATCATTGGCCGTCGCTTCCATCGGCAATTTGACGATGCGCCAACGGTCCGCTTCTTCCTCCAGAATGCGGCCGGCGAGGTCGTCGAAGTGCCAACGGGTCTGAATCAGGATAACGCTGGCGCCCGGCTTCAACCGCGTCTGAAGATCGAACCGCCACCAATCCCACTGCTTGTCGCGGATTGTCTGGCTGTCTGCGTCCTCACGGGAACGTATCGGATCATCGATGATCGCTAGATCGGCGCGGCGGCCCGTCACAGAGCCGCCAACGCCGGCAGAGAAGTATTCGCCCCCCGCGCTTGTTTCCCAGCGACCAGCGGCGCTGTTATCGCCGGCGATGCCTACACCAAGTAGCTCAGAGTTCTGCCCGACTAGATTACGGACGCGCCGGCCCCATTTCTCAGCTAGCTCTTGCGTGTGCGACGCGGCGATAATCGAGGCGTCTGGCTTATGCGCCAAGAACCACGGCGGGAACAATATACTCGCGTAGGTTGATTTTGCCGACCCTGGTGGCAGAAAAAGCGCCAATCGTGCAACTTCTCCGCGAACTACCGCCTCAAGCTCCCTGATAATCAGTTCATGGTGCGCAGCCGGCTCAAAGCCGCATTGTCGGCACCACTCAGTGAGTGACTCGCGGACTTCCGCCCCCCGAAGAGCAGCCATCGCCGCCTTCAGCCAAGCCAAGTCGCCGCTTGATCGCGGCTCGAATGTCGTCTGCATTCATCCCATCAAATTCGCCAGGGCGGCCGACTTCCTTGCGGTCAATGAACATGCCCAGCTCTTTGCCAAGAAGCTCAAGCGCCCGGTTGGCCACAGAGCCTTCATAGCGCCACTCGCCATTAACCGGCTCGCCATCTTCGGACAGCTTCACAGGAACAGCCTGCATGGCTCTCTGTGCGTTTTCGACAAGTCGGCCAAGAACCCATTGGCGATCTATCGCGAGCGCTTCAGTGGCCTTCTCTGTGGCTTTACGGGCCATTTCATCGCGTTCGGCGAGCAATTCAGCCACTCGCCCTAGAATACCTTCGTCCTTCCCTAGACGATGGGCGTTCTTTTGCCCACCCTTCCATCCAGCGGTTTCATAAGCCTCAGTTTGGCTTTTCCCCTTCGCCAACTCTTGGGCGAAGCGCTCATGCCTTGGATTTTTTAGGACGGGCATTATACTGCCTAGCGGATATGGCACAGAAGGAACAGCGAGATGGATGACGGGGAAGCTGGGGGCACGATAAAAGTCTTCACGGCCGCCAAGAACGGCTGGCGATGGACCGGCGAAGCCATGTTTGGGCGCGGAATGCCGCTCTTCCAGTTCGAAACAGAGGATGGCGATAAAGTCTGGGTCATCTCAAGCTTTGAGCCAACCAAACCGTTTCCAGGTCCAGCCAATTTAAGCGCTCATGGCGGGGGTTAGTGAGGACAGGCATTGCCTAGCGCTCGCCTATGCGCTGGATGGCTAGGCCAATTTCTCTAGTCGTAGGGCAAGCGATTATGGCGGCGATTGATTCGCGCGTCCAATCCCTGATAGAGCCACGCTCAAGAGGGAATGGCGCAATCAATGGCCTGTTTAACTTCCCCAGCTTTGGCTTGGGGCGCGGCTTGGGTTTGCAGGCCATTGTGGATTCCCCACGAAAAAGCCCGGCAACCTTTCGGGCCGGGCGGGATGATGATGAGTTACATCCGACCGCCTCGCGGTGGCAGCCTGGGCGGCCGCTCCTACTACCCCCAGCAGGTTCCGCGTGCTGGCGCGGACGGGTCGAAACTCTGTGCGCCGAAGCGAGAAACTGGCGGCCCGCTTACGAACTGCCCATAAGCGCGACGTTCAAGACAATCCTTGCAGGCCGGCATCTAGAATAACCCGGCCAACGTCGCCCGACTGCGGGGGCCTCGTAGCGCCTTCTCCAGGCGCAAATCTCTCGACCTTCCATTACCGTATTCCGCATCTTAGGTCAAGAATGCATATTTTGCATTCTCCAGTGCATTAGCGCTTGACATACGCCCTAACCAGTGCATAATAGCTACATCAGACACGGGGAACGCCAATGACCACCGAACAGAAAAAAGAGAAAATTCTAGCCGCAATTTCAGTCAGAGGCTGGTTCACTGCGGAATGCTACTGGAATGAAGCACGTGAGCTAGAAAAGGCCGGAGCCATCAAGCTAAGCGAGCGTTTCTCCGTTGGCGGCAACCGCAAAAATGTATGGGTGAAAGCATGAAATACGATCAATCTATACCATTCGAGGAAGACGTTGAAGAGTGCCGCGAGTTCATAAAAAGAGCGACAGGAGGGTTAAACACCCTCCACATTGGCCAGAAAGATTACAACCTGACATCTACGATAGACGATTTGCTCGCGGCAATCCGCATCTTAGAAAGAATCCGCGGGCAGTTATGACGCCAGCATCTTTCCTCGCATGGCGCAAGCGCCTCGGTCTCACCAAGATCGAGGCGGCCCGCCAACTCGGCGTAGGACGCAACACTATCGCCGCTTACGAGGCCGGACGAACGCCGATCCCGCGCCATATCGCCATTCTGTGCCACGCGATCGCGATCGGGCTTGAGCCCCACCCATGACGCCTCAAGCCCACAGTTTCGCCAACGCGTCCAGCCCGCGCTTGGCGTGGAGGAACTGCTCATGGCCGACCAGCGTTTCCCCAAGACCCTCGCAGAGCTTGCGGGTCGCGGCCTCCGCCTGCATCCCGCATTTGAGCAATTCTGCGTGGGCCGCGTCGAACCGCTTCACGGCCCGCTTGGCAAGGCGCGTCATGGCTTGGCCTCGAGAGAAGAAGGAAAAAATAGTTAAAGAAAAAAAAGG